GAACTACAATGGTTGTGTCGGTATCATAAAATTCCTCTTCTATTTCGGGAAGTTTGGTTATGAACTGACGCTCAACACTATAACCGACACCAGTACCGCACATTAATATGTATAAAACTTCATCAAATACTCGGGGATGATCAACTGCCACGAAACTACAATTATAGCCAGCAACATTATCACGATCCAGCGCCGGGCCTGCTGTCATTAGTACACGCATACTAGGCATGACTTCAGTCTTATATACCGCCTCAGTGAAGATATTGTTCTCTCTGAGATCAATAATTCCTTTGCCGTACCAGTAGTCAGCAAACCTGGCGCACACCTCCGCCCACGTCTCGCGTCTCCCCTCTTCTTCTAACCATCGGCAGTAGTGGCCTTTAGCAATAAATTCTTGATATGTATCCACTGTGTTTCCTTTTATGTTACTACGTTGTAATTAGTTAGTAATTAATTAGTAATTATCTATTCTTAATCGCCTGTGACTTGTAGCCAGGTACCGGGCGAAATAAAGCATCAACTACGTAGATGTTTACGAACTGTTCCCGTATATGGTAACGGGAATTTTCTGCAAATTTTCTAGCTAAGTACCAGGCCCGCGTCTCAGTTTCAATCAGTGCGTCACCCTCATCACTATCTGGGAAGTAATCACTACGAAGAACCCTTCCATCAGATGAGCGTTCAAAGTGTACCATATAGCCGGGCGGAGTATCTGAACTATTAATTATCCGTAACGCTTCTGCCATCTTCATAAGTACCTCCTAAGTAAAAAATTCAGTGAGACTAACATAGCTTCATAATAACCTTATCCCAGCGTCCTCTCTTGTTAAGCACCATAGGGTGCGTAATAGGAAAGCCGCCCAACGAGTCGAACCAGTGTTCTCTGCACCACTTCCACGTATTCTCGGTGTCATACATTGCATTCATATCTTTAAGCACACTAGCGGGAAGCCCCGCAGACTTAGCTTTACGGGCTGGGATGTTGTCATGGTTGCCCTGTGTGATCACCATATCTGGGAGTATCTCCTGAAGTGCATGTGCCGCCTTACGAGCAGCTAAGTACTCCTCTTCCTCTCCCATAGCATCCACCTCTGACTCGTGATAGCTCCCCCTGTGGTGATCGTATAAGTCCCCCACGTTCAGCACCTGGTCAAAGTCATAGTAGTCATCTAGCGCCAGTATAAAATCAAGTGCGTCTCTATGATGATAGGGAAGATGTAGATCGCTTACCACCAACGTGTTACCACGCTCTCCTAGTATCATACCAAGCCCAAGTATGGGTCGCTTAAGCACAGCCCCCGCTGCATAGCGAGCCGCTGCTGAGTGGGGATCTAGTAGGCACCCTACTGTCATACTCCAGCGTAGCACTCCCTTATCAGCATACCGCTCCACACCAAGCACACTGTGGTGGTGTCCCTGTACAGAGTTGTGACTAAAGCGCATGGCGTTAGTCTGTGTGTTAGTGCTAATGCTATGCACCATTAAAGCGTCGTTCTTATCTCTACTCATGCTAACCTCTTCAGGCCTATCTTCAGACCTTTGTATATCTTCCTCGTACACATCTCCATGGCTACCGTCGCAGTACGGTACGGGTGTTTGATTCCCATAAAATCAACCCAGACCTTTGTCTTTTCAGTACTTTTGTCTATCTTGTACTTAGTACCAGAGTCAATTATGCGTTCTGCTGCTCTTCGTAGCCTCTTAGCCTTAGACCCCCTCATAGGTCCCCCTGTAATTCTTTAATTTTATCACGGTATTTTTGCTTCCCTCTCTCAGATTGTAATCTCTTCATCCTCTTTCTCAGCCTGGATATTTCCTTCTCTATCTCATTCTTGTGGTGGGGATAGATCGGGTTAGCTGAATGATCTCCCTCCCACAACCGCACGACACCCAAAAGGAAAGTGATTGGGTCTTCCCCAGACCGTTTGACCCATGACTTTATCCTGCCTTCTATGTGGTTACAATTACGATGTAATACCGCACGAACATGCCCACTAGAATGGCAGTGATCTAATGTAGCTTGTTTGACAGAGATCACTTGCTCGCACAAGGGGCAGATATTACCCTGCTCCTTGAGCAATCGCAGCCTGAGCTCTCGCGTCTGCTCAGTCTTTGTTTGTTTTGCCATGACACTTAATCATCATCGTCTGCAAACCACACTGTTATGTATGAAGCTGGAGGCATAATAATACCAATTCCGTGGATCGCTTCACACCTATAATTAGGTTCAAAATTACAATCCATGAACCTCATCCCATTAATAAACCAAGATGCTGCTAGCAACAGCAGCAACAGCATATAAAAGATTATGCTTATAAAGGTAGAATCTCTGTTACCATAAGTATTCATATATTATCTCCAAAAAAGTCCGAGTAGTTCATCCCGTAAGTCTCCTGTAACGGCTTACGGAGTATCCACAGCAGGCGAGCATTCCTGTCCAGGATATCCTCACTCCATCCTATCTTACTGTACTCCTCAAGCACTATCTTCTTGTACCCGCCTGGGGTAGCGTTCTCTAGCATCTGTGCTGCTGTTTTGTTCCCTACACCAGGGATACCTGGTATATCATCCGTACTGTCACCTGTCAGCGTCTGTATCCAGAAGCTGTGCATAGCCTCCGCCTCACTAAATGCCCGGATCTTCTTAGAATTCCATTTGTAATTCAGACCAGGAATCATATCCATATCTTTATCAAGTGAGCAAATGATTGTATTCTCTGTCCCGTTATTTAACGCCTGGGTCTGGTGAATACCCATTGCATCGTCAGCCTCTATTTCCTCACTGATGATAGTGTCATGGTTCTCAACAAAGTAGTCCTCTATCGTCTGGACGTGGTGTGGTTTAGGTGTAAACTTCCTACTGGCTTTGTACTCAGGGTACACACCAACCCTGAAGCAGTCACCTTTTGATAGAAAGATAGTGTATTGCTTAGCACCTGTAGCCTTGAGTATACCACCAAGCATCATCTTGACTGTATGACCAACAAACTCCACGGGCTCAGGCACTACCTCCTCTGTCCACTCACCACCTAACTTCTCCAGGACTTCAGCTTTGCTACGTAGTCCCTCGTAATCAGTCTTCTTTTTTGTCTCCAGATTAAGCGCTTGCATACCCCCCTTGATCTGGGAGATTAGTAGCTGGTCACCACCTTCCTCCTTGAAGACGGTTTTCTGACAAGCAAAACCACAAGCGTATTTGATCACATCACCATCTATCAACGCCCTCATCCACCCCCCAACGGTAACTCTAACCGGTATTCACAGCGCGCATAACCACACTCGGCTGTTTTGAACTCAGCCAGGGAAACAGGCAAGCCTACTCTCTCGATGTGCTCCTGGTCTTCTGACATCAGGTTCCTGCCGCAGGCCAGATTACTGCAGGTATAGGAGTCCACACAGAAAGCCCTGTCCTTATAGCTGATCACCAGGGTACATTATCGTTGAAGGGTGCGGGATGGTCAACACCATCTGCGGACTGACTGACCATCACTGGTGGGGTCGCTGGTGCTATAGGTTGAACGCTCACAGTCTGTGCTGTAGGTTGAACGATCACAGTCTGTGCTGTAGACTGTGCCTTACGAGCTACATACTCATCCACTAACTTCTCAGATGCGAGTGTTAACTGCTTGCAGTAATCAATAACCTCCTGTACTGAACTGCCCTCCGGTAAAACCGTAGCTGCCACTAGCAGGTTATGACCTATAATAGGGCCATAAATGTCATGAGGGGTTCGCTGTTTACGCCCACCCCCTCCGCCCCATGATTTTTGCTGCGGTGCCCCTGGTGTGATCTGCAAGCCCTGCACGTACTGCTTACCATCACTACCTACGCCAAGAGTAAAGGCTACTCCATCACCCTTCTTTGGGAAGGCTTCACCTGGGATGATGTTATACCAGACCTCGCCTACTTTGAACCCTGTCCCGTTTTTTGCTGTTGCTTCTACTGTACCTTGTACACCCATGCTTTTCTCCTGCTTGGTAATTTAAATTAGTGGATGTCTCTCCACGAGTCACCTACCTTGAACTCAGACAACAGCGGAACCCGAAAGTTCAACATCTCGCCTGCTTTTTTTATTGACTGTACACCAAGCTCTCCTACCTGCTCTGCGTACTGTGGTGGGCACATTGCCACTGCCTCATCGTGGTAGTGGATGATCTGTTGAGCCGGAATGCCTTGTATACGTACCTGGTTATACCACAACACCATTGCATACTTCATAGCGATAACACCGCATGACTGCAGTAATGTATTAACCAGTGAGTGTTTCATCCTGGTAGGCACAAACCGTCCATCAATTGCAGGTAATAGCTCCTGGTTATAGGCGCACCATAGCCGCTCTACATTTTCACCGAGCAATTGTAGTGTGTGGTTCCTTTCCCACCAGCTATTGTAGTACTCAGTAGCTGTATCCAGGTCTACGCCTAGTACCTCGGCGAGCTTGGCCTCACGGCAGTTGTATTGTAATGCGTAATGCCCATTCTTGGTAGCACCACGCTCCATGCCCCACTCTTTTGCGTTTTCCTCGTGGACATCAAACTCAGGATCTAAGAGGCGAGTGATGTACTCCTCTCCTCCAGGAAGGATAGCACAGTAATGTGCCTTGCATCTATCCTCTAGCTGAGAAGCATCCCAGCCAACAAGTACCTCGCCCTCAGCAGCACAATGGAGCTGGCGCATCTTCTCACCATACAGTGAAGATGGTCTGGGCACATTTGCAATAACCCTATGGGTGAAACGAAAGGTGCCTGTGCCTATTGTATCTGCATCACCGGGTAACCTGCCATCAACAGCAAGGCGTGGGTGATTCAGCCAACCGGTGCCGTTCTCAGACCTTATGACATTCCTCCTGTTACGGTAAGATAACCACTTAGTGATACAATTAACAATAGGGACTGCTTCACCTATCCTTTCCAGGTTCTCGCATAACTTACCGTTCTGGTGAAACTTTGGAGAGGTTCTTGTCTTAGAGCCATCAGCCTCTTTTTTGGTATTCCACAGTGTAGGCTTCCATTTGTACTCTTCAATCAGCCAGCTCTTAATATCCGCCTGGTTAGACATACTCATCGGCTCAGTGAAATCACCGAATAATTTATCTTCTGGCCACTCACTCAGCGCTACGCAGCCATTACCGTCTTTAACGCACCATGAGTCATCTGCCTTGAACAATGCCTCTCCAAAATACTTCTCAGCGGCGACACGAGGGTTACCATCTTTCTTGAACCGATTAGTCTTGGCTGGAGGGTACTTTCTTTGGTTCTCTGGTAGCACTCTTGCTGGCAACTGGGGTTCTACTTCCTCAGCCAGGTCTTTAAGTAGCCCATCAAGCTCTATAATACACCCCTCAGCGAGCTCTTTGTTGAAAGGCACACCTTCCACAACACCTTCGGAGATGATATGGCGTACCGCCTGCTCACATTTAAGGGGCTTATGCAGCTTTGCTCCCTGTGCCTTAGCCTCTTGCTTCAGCGCTGCGTACAGCGCCTGGGTGATGCGGTTATCAGCCATGCACTGCGTGATGCTGATCTCCACAGGCACATTACCCATCTTATCGCCATACACCAGCTTAGGCTTAACCATTCCTAGACGGAAAGCCCATACCTCTAATGAGTGCGGCCCAGGCATCCTCTCACCAGCGTAGCTGGGCTTCCACTGTTCAGCGAAGCCTTCTGGGGGTCTGCGGTCTGGGTTCAATAGCTTAGATAGCAACATCGTGTCAACAAAATTAACTGGTATATTATTTAAACGATCAGGTAGTATATCATAACCCCACCCTGAGAATTTAGCCAGCATAGGCAGGTCATAATCAATGATATTATGGCCTATAACGTAAGCTATCTCCTGTGAAGACAGTAGTCCATTGACTCCATTCCACTCATCTAACTCGTACTCAATACCATCTTGCACCATAATAGCGCAACAACAGTCAATACTGGTGGCTGCATCAGCCACCCACTCATGGTACAGGCCATCAGCCTCTATATCAAAAAAGAACTCAATCATGTCTCTGTTGGCCCGTTCTGTTGCTTAACCCAATCCTTAGCCTCCTGCTCAACCTCTTTAATTCTAGCATCTAACTCCTTCCGGGTTTTGGAGTCATAAACCCTCCCAACCGGAAATTCCCTAGATAGCTTCTCTAGTTTGCGAACGATATCTTCTGGTGTTGGTTTAGTCATTTGTCCTGACCCTCCGTAACAACGTAATTAGACGCCTGCTCGTTTACGGCATCCGCCGCCGCAATCTCCCAAGTCTGTGCGCTGGGATCGCAATGGAATACAAGCATCTGCCCCTTCCAATATAGTTTTTCGCCGTCCGTGAGCTGGCACCCTATGCTTTTGTCTTCAGATGTAACCCAAAA